AATGCGACATTGAATTTACTGAGGCGAACGGCGAGGTCAACTCTTCAGAGACTTTCGTTCTCAACGTCATCAAAGACATTACAAGGGACTAAGGCATGGCTATGTACACCGTCACGATCAGTAGCGCAGGCTCCCCTGATGTGGTTTCTCTCACTGATGGTTCCACCTTTGCCACCCTCGCCGTGTCCGCTGGACGGGGGCCGAAGGGTGATGGCTTTACTGGCGGCTCATATGAGGCAACCACAGGCGTTGTCACGTTCACGTCGAATGATGGCTTGGGCTTTTCCACTGGGGACTTGCGCGGTGATCTGAGCGAGCCGGGGCCGATTGGTGATGTGACGCCGAACATGGGCGCCTTCACGAGCTTTTCCACTACGGGCAATGCGGTCATTGGTGGTGATCTGACGGTGCAAGGTACTACCACCACGGTTGACTCAACTACTGTTGCGGTTGCTGACAAAAATATTGAACTGGCTAAAGACGCCACAACCTCTGCTGAAGCTGACGGCGGTGGCATCACGCTTGTAGGCGCTGGCGCGACAATTACTTACAGCAGCGCAAATGACATCTGGGGCCTGAACAAAGGTCTGAATGTTTCTGGCGATGTCACGCTATCTGGCACCGTTGATGGTCGTGATGTTTCTGCCGATGGTTCTAAGCTGGACGGCATTGAAGCTAATGCCACAGCCGACCAAACCGCTGCTGAGATCAAGACTGCTTATGAAAGCAACGCTGATACGAATGCATTTACAGACGCGGAGCAATCCAAACTGTCGGGCATTGAAGCTAATGCCACAGCCGACCAAACCGCTGCTGAGATCAAGACTGCTTATGAAAGCAACGCTGATACGAATGCATTTACAGACGCAGAGCAATCAAAATTATTGGGCATCGAAGCCAACGCAGACGCAACAGACACAGCCAACGTCACCGCCGCTGGCGCTCTGATGGACAGTGAGTTGACCGACGAGGCTGCGGTTAAAGCGCTAAACCAAGGTGTTGCCACGACTGACAGCCCATCATTCTCTGGTGTAACCGCCACAGAAGGAACTTTCTCGCGCCTCAACATTGGCGCTGACCTTGAGTGGAACGCAAGCACTGACAGCTACACAGCGAACAGTACACCGACAACTGTGACCAAGGTTCACCAAGGCATGAAGCGGTGCGTCCTGAACGACGATGGCTCAGTGAACTACTACCTCGACCCAACAGACAGCACCAAGAAGCTGGACGGAGCGGCGGCCAACATTGACGGCACCGATGGTAACGTCATGGTGGAAATTCCGAAGTTCTACTTCCGCCAAGTCCGTGACGGTAACAGTCTTATATGGCAGGTTTCTGATGTGCCTCTTGCTGGATATCAGCTTCACCCAGCTTTCTTCAAAAATGGCGAGATTGTCGATTTCCGCTACATGGGGGCGTATGACGCTTGCGTGTATGACGACAGCGCAGGCACGTATATCGCTGGTCTGAACCTCGACGACAATACAGGCAACATTGATACGGCGGTGGACAAGCTGGCATCTGTGTCTGGGGTTTACCCGATGGTTGGTGTGACGCGGCCCGAGTGTAGGTCTCTTGCTGCAAACAACGGTTCAGGTTGGCGGCAGCAGGACTTTTGGCTGACTTCGGCTGTACAGATGCTTTATCTGGTCGAGTATGGCGACTTCAACAGCCAAGCTAACTTGGGCGACGGCAACACCAACGGTGGTTATGTTGGTTCTTCTGCCGATCAGAACGACAGTCCACACACCATTGCTGGGGCGTCTAATTCTTGGGGCAATGCGGCAACAGATGGTTCTCAGCCAAGCGCAGGTGCAAAACCCGGCACAGCCTATATGTCCTACCGTGGAATTGAGAACTTCTTTGGTAACTGCCGGAGCTGGGTGGACGGAGTAAATATCGGCTCTGGTGTGCAAGGCGACTGGCATGTATCGAATACCGACACAGACTTTGCCGACAGCACTACGACCAACTACGAGTTCCTAGTGAATTCCATGCCGTCTGACGGATACGTCACCGACATTGCTGATGTTACGGGTGCCTTCATTCCGTCTTCGACAGGTGGTTCATCGAGTACCTTCTTGTCTGACTTCTTTTCCGACGACAACGGTAACACGAACCGCGTCGCTCTTTTCGGTGGGGATGCGAATAATGGCGCGCCTGTCGGGGCGTTCTTTTGGGCTGTGAGTACTTCCTCGGGCGGTGCGGCTCGGGCGGTCGGCGCGCGTTTGGCTTACTGAGGAGAATAATATGAAAACACAACATCCATCACAGGCTGAACTGCGCAAACTATTTGATTATGCTGATGGTCATTTAATGAACAAATTTACTCGCAGCCCTAGAGCAGTTAAAGGCACTGTTGCTGGCACGTTAGTAAAGACCGTCGGCTACTATTCTGTGACCATTAAATCAAAGCGGTATCAGCTTAGCCGCCTGATTTGGATTTACCATAACGGTGACATTCCGCAAGGAATGCTGGTCGATCACATTAATCGGGACACTCATGACAACCGCATAGAAAACCTGCGTCTTGCAAGCTACACGCAAAACGAGTGGAACAAGCCAAAACTCGGTTGCAGCTTTGAAAGCGGCAAATGGAGAGCGCGGATAAAGAAAAAGGGTAAAAGCATACATTTGGGAATGTTTGACACCAAAGAGGATGCCCAAGCAGCGTATGAAAATTACGCCGCCAAACTACATGGAGACTTCAAATGCGCGTAAACTCTAGCACCAAGCCGCCCGAATATCAGGTGATCGGCCCAACGCTTCGCATCCACTGGAACTATGAAGACGTGCCAGAAACCGAGGACACGCCTGCTGGGTGGTCTTGCGACGAGGCGGCTGTTCCCAAGACGGCTTCGCGGCACCAAATCATTGAGGCGATTATAGCGACTAAATACCCGACACCGGGTGCTGAATTAGCTGTGATTAACAATGGTGGCCAAGAGTACGACGATTATCAGGCGTTCCGCGCGATGGCAAAGAGCCTTGCTGACGGTTGGATAAATGATTGAAGCTATCATCGCATATGGATATAAAGCACTCCCTCTAGCCTTGTTGCTTGCTGCTTGTTCAGTGGCTCCTACCAACGAGTCTACTAACACCAAGACTGTGATTTATGATGAAGGTGGTTTCATTGATGCTAGGAACCGTGAGCTACACCAGAGAACAAACTCAAGTACGACCTTAAGATGGCTAAACACTACCCGCCAAACCTTCGTAAGTGGTTTATGGAAGAAGGTCGTAAGATCATCATCTTGTGGAAAACCAAAAGCGGTCAAGAAGTACACAACATGGACCCTGACTACATAAAACTCTGTAAGGACTAATAATGGCTACCCGTGACATCTCTAGTGCAGTAATCAATAACCTTGAAGATGATGTAGTTTACCCGTTCTTTGCTATTGAGCTTCTGTTTGACAGTGGCCCTTTGAGACTCTGGACAGGTTTAGGCACTCTTGTGTATCAGGGTGTTGAGTGGGTTGGTACAGGGAATCTCCTTAGTGTTAGCTCCATCGAGGAGACCACAGAATTAGCTGTGAGAGGCGCTACAATCACTTTGAGTGGTGTCCCTAGCGAAGTCATCTCACTGGCTCTCCAGAGTGCTTATCAAGGGCGTGTGAGTAATATCTACTTCGGGATGTTTTCTAAAGGGTCTCTGCTTAAAGAGGACGGTACGTTTATTCTCCTAGAAGATGGTGGCAAGATACCTCTAGAGTCTCAAGAGACAGGTCTCACTCAGATATTCTCTGGCTACATGGATGAGATGAACATTGAGGAGACACCTGAGACTAGTACTATTGAACTCAAAGTAGAGAACAAACTGATTGATCTTGAGAGGGCTAGAACTCGTAGGTACACAAATGCCTACCAAAAGTCTGTATATCCCGGTGACTTGGGTTTAGACTTTGTTGAGGACCTGCAAGATAAGAAAGTGGTGTGGGGTCGTAATGGTTAAGTATCAACAAGAGTTTTTAGAGACTTGTAGGAATGAGTTAGAGGAACTCTTCAACCTGCACTGGGAAGAAATAGCCCTGAATAAAGATAAGATACAACTCAACCCAAACTGGGATGCTTATGAAGCTATAGAAGAATCTGGGCATCTTAAAATATTTACAGCCAGAAGTAATGGTATCCTGATAGGGTATTTCTTTGTGGTTGTTTCAGTCAGTCTACACTATAAAGACCATTTGTTTGCTGACAATGATTTAATCTATCTCCATAAAGATTACCGCAAGGGTTTTACTGGGATAAACCTTATTAAGTTTGCAGAGAAGTGCCTGAGAGAGGATGGGGTGTCTCTCCTTAAGATAAACACAAAAGTGCATAAACCTTTTGACAAGCTGATGGACTACTTAAAGTTCGACTGTGTTGAGCGTGTTTACACAAAATATATAGGAGAATAAAGTGGCTGTATCTTTTATCGTAGCTGGTCTCTCAACTGCTGCTGGGGTAGCCACTGGCACCATTGCGTTCACATTCAGTGCGATTGCAACATCTTTCCTTGTACGTACAGCTATTGGTGTAGCACTTAATGCTCTCGCACCTAAGCCAAGGACTCAAGGCGCTAACCGTGGTTATCAAGTAACTACAAGAGGTTCTGCACTAGACCACCAGATCATCTATGGGCGTGTACGTACAGGTGGTGTCATTGTCTTTGATGAGACTACAGGGACTAACAACAAGTTCCTACACAGGGTCATTGCTTTTGCTGGGCATGAAGTAGAGTCCTTCGATGAGGTCTACATTAACGATGAGGTTCTTACTCTTGATGGCAATGGTGAAGTAACTGCCCCGGCTAAGTATGCTGGTAAGATTCGAGTAAACACTCACTTAGGTGCCTCTGACCAATCTGCTGATAGTGATCTTGTAGCTGAGTCTAATAAGTGGACTAACCAACACAGACTTCGTGGTATTGCGTACCTTTATGTCAGGCTTAAGTTTGACCAAGACGCATTTCCTAACGGTGTACCTGACATCACAGCTACAGTCAAGGGCAAGAAGGTATATGACCCAAGGTCTGATACTATAGCTTGGTCTGACAACCCTGCTCTTTGCTTGAGGGATTACATCACTGAAGGTTATGGTCTTAATGAGGCAACTGCAAACATAGATGATACTCTTGTGGCTTCTGCTGCTGATGTCTGTGATGAGACTGATACCCTAGATAGTAGCACTAGGTACACCTGCAATGGGGCTTTTGTTACTCAGGTTGCTCCTGTAGACATTCTAAATGACATCCTTACCTCTATGGGTGGGTTGTTGTGGTATGCTCAAGGTCAGTGGCGTATGAAGCCTGCTTATTATGTGGCACCCACTGTTAGTTTCACTGAGGATGACCTTCGCAGTAGTATCTCTGTCAAGACACGTCACTCTCGTAGAGATAACTTTAATACTGTCAAAGGAACCTTCCGTGGTGAAGAATCCAACTGGCAGGTCACTGACTACCCTGAAGTTTCCAATGAAGCCTTCTTGCTGGCTGATAAGGGCCAAGAAAGTGTCCTAGACCTTGAACTACCCTTTACGGACAACGCTGCTGAGGCTCGTAGGATTGCGAGGATTGCTCTTGAGCGTAACCGTCAGCAGCTTACTGTAAGTGCTTCTTTTGGGCTTAAAGCCTTTCAGGTACAGACTGGTGACATTATCAAACTGACTGTTGACCGCTTTGGTTGGGAATCCAAAGAGTTTGAAGTTACTAGTTGGACCTTTGGGCTTGTCGATGAGTATGATCTTCAAGTTCAAATGACTCTCCGTGAGATTAGTGAGAGTGTGTTTGATGAGGTTGATGATGGGGTTGTCTATGAGCGTGATAATACCACCCTACTGTCTGCCTTTGAAGTCCCCTCTGTTGGTCTTAGCGCTTCAGCGACTACACAAATCCTTCGTGAAAAACTAACCAATGTTATTGATGTTACTGTAAGCTCTGGGCGACCTGAAGGTATTGACAGGGTTGAGGTAGAGTTCAAGGAATCCTCTGAGAGTGAGTACACAAGTGTTGGCAGTGGTGAACTTGGGTTGTACCGTGTTGTTGATCTAGAGACAGGTGACTATGACTTTAGGGCTAGAGCTATCAACACTTTTGGCGTCAAGGGGGAATGGGAGTTCTTATTCGGTATCTCTGCTGATGGCCTCCTTGGGCCTCCTGCTGATGTGTCTGGACTTACTGCTGAAGTGAATGGTGCTAGTATCCACCTTGAATGGGAACCTGTAGCTGATCTAGACCTTAGCTACTACCGCATCAGACACTCTGTTGAGGAAACTGGTGCTACTTGGGCTAATGCTACAACTGCTGTAGATAAAGTACCTCGCCCTGCGTCTGCTGTGACTGTTCCTACTAGACCGGGGACATACCACATCAAGGCTGTAGACAAATCAGGTATTACATCTGAGGGCTACACTTCTGTGGTTGTCCCTGAAACTAACATAGAAGACTTTACAACCACAGACACTCAAGTAGAAGACCCTACCTTTAGTGGCACTAAGACTGACTGTAGTGTAGTTGGTTCTGCACTTGAGATTACTGACCCCTCTACAGCACCTTCTGAAGCTACCTATGACTTTAGCACTTACATTGATACTGGCAGTGTCCGCAGGGTTCGTAGTCGTATTGAGTCTACTGTAGTGAGGAAAGACAACACTAGTGGCCTGTGGGATGACTTACCGGGGTTGTTCGATGATCTTCCGGGGCTGTTCGATGACTTTACGGGTGATGCTGACTTTGCTGATGTGAATGTACAGTCTTATATCTCTACTACAGATGATGACCCTGCTGGCACACCTACATGGAGTAGTTATCAACTCTTTAGGGCAGGTGAGTATTCAGGTAGGGCTTTCCGCTTTAAGGTGGTTCTCAAGTCCACCTCAGATGATATTACACCCTCAGTCACAGGACTCAAAGCAATCGTGGAGTATAACTAGAAACTGAAGTGTTTCTACAGAATATACAAGCTACCACTTAGGGAAAGGTTTTTAAAGTGTCTCAAAACGACTTAGTAATTGGAAACCAGAGTGCGCCAGACTTTAGGTCTGATCTTAATGACGCACTACAGGCTCTTGGAAGCCTTAACTCAGGATCAACTGCACCATCAACTACCTATGCCAACATGCTTTGGTATGACACAAGTAACAACATCCTCAAGATGCGCTCTGAGGCGGATGACGCTTGGATCAACGTGGGCTATCTTTGCCAGTCCACAAACAAGTTTTGCATCCTTGACGATACCAACGTTGTGAACACCAGCGGAACGCAGACAGGGCGGCTTGGCGATCAGGC